ATCTAGAAGATTTAAATAATAAATTTCTTCTACTGTAGTTATTTGTTGAGTAATGATTGTATTGATTACATTATAAAAAACATTAACACTCACATCATCAAAGACTGGGCCCACGGCTAGATTGATGTCTCTTCCGCCTACTTCAATGGTAACTCTATTTAATACACCACTGAAATCGAAAGACCCATTATAAGATTGGTAGCCTGTTGATACTCCAGATTCAGACAAGATGTCAGTGCCTGAAAAGACCTGACTAGTTCCGTTAAGTCCTGTAATGTGCATGTATATTCGATCTTGATCATCCTGTTTATCTACCTCTATTGAGTATTTAACTTCACCACCATTACTAATATTGAGTTCAGAGAAATCAACAGTCTGTATAAACGTTGTGCCCATACCATCAACACCCATTGTAGAAGTAGAATTACCTGATCCTGCAATAGCTGCACATTTATCTGCACCTAATCCATAACAAGAATTACCTGTTGGCATACTAGCAGGACCTTGGCCACCCCAATCAATATCCATGTCTCCTTCGTTACTTGTACTCACATATCCGTTTGTACCATCTAGAATATTACCTGAGTCTTCGTTAGTGACAGTTACTTCCGTATTAGTAACAGTAGTTACAGTGGTTGTAACAATTTCTGTGCCTAGATCTTCTTCAGTAATGTCAATTTCTGTATCTTCCGTGGTTGTTACACCAGGGGTACAGAGTCCTTCAGTATCAGGTAGGCAGTCTGCTCTAGAATAAGAGGAGGCCAGTAGTAATAATAAACATAACTTTATAAAGAGCAATTTGGCTAGCATCACTAAACTCCTTTGTTTCTTCTTTTTTTACTTGTAGATAATCATCTCTATAAGGAGATCCTTCTGGAATTTTTTCAGGATTTTCTTCCCAATAGGAAGCGGCTTCAGCCCCGATGAGACCGTCTACAGGGCACGGGGTCCCGGCATTTTTCATACTCGTCCAGACACGATGGTCCTGACACAACAAACTCACGGCCGCAACTTTCATGCCGTAGGAATAAAGAGCGCGACTAGTGCGAACACGCTCACAAAATTCATCTGTGATGACGTAACCTGTAGCTACACCTAAAATATTATTTTGCACACTTCCGCCAATACCGATTTTGCAAATATCAGAATTTGAGTTGAGGACGGTCGGTGCATTTGCTGTAGCAGGTGCGTTGTTTAAAACTGTTGACGACACGGTATTGGTGTTTGCTGAGGAATCTGTAACAATAGCTACAGTTGTGAATATAAGTAATATAATTGCAAGTTGTTTCACTAACATCTCCATCTCTTTCTAGCTTGCCTTAACCTTGAATTAGGATCTTTAGCAGCTTTGGGAAATTTTTTCATTTGTCCTGCACTTCTTGCGCAGAAAGATTTTCTTCTTTTAGCAGCTTTACTGCCCGGTTTAACTTTACCTGTAACTGCTGTTTTTAATTTAGAACCAGGATTATCAGCTCTGTATTTCTTAACACCAGCTTTAGTCATTCCCGCCCCACTTTTGGTGGAGCGGAAATATTTTTTAGTTTTAGGTGGCTGCTTATCTGCCATCCTAATAGATTTTCTTGAACTCTGCTATTATGCTGAATGTATTACCAGCATCTGCTGTTGATGGAATAAATACATGAATGTCATTTTGATTTGAGTTACTACTTGTGTTTGATGGTAGTCCACCAAACGATCTAAAATCAAAGTTACCACTACTAATTAATGTAATTATAGGTATATCTCCATCACTATCTTCATATTCCAGACGAGCATAAGCGTTACCACCATCTCCTTCAGAACAACTAAACCATAGTTGTTGAATTGAAATTCTTGCAACAGCTTGACCTGAATTATTTGCAGCTAATGCTGACACATCACCCATAACAGTAGTACCGCCCGTACCATCTGACACAACGACAAGTTTAACTGTAGCTCTGTTGTCGTTTTCTTGTAAGATTTGTGGTCCTGTTACTGTATCTGCCATATTATCTCCTAGACTTGTACTATGCTAAGTTGTTGTTCTGAACATAAAGTATAGTTACTGTAGCAACACCTGTTGTGCCATCACCGTTACCTGCTGTGTAAGTTGCAGTACAGGTTACATCACTTGTACCAACATCATTAGCGGCTGAAGTTGTGCCTCCAGTGTGTGTTACACCTAATGCTTTAACGTTTGTGTCTGACATAAAAGCGTTTGGATCGGCTGCTGTGCCGATTTGCACTACGCCAGTACCGCCGTCATTAGAGACAGTTGTAACATTCAAAATAGCATCTACGATTTGTGAATTTGCTGGTACGATACCAATTGTTGTTGTATTTGTAGCACCAATAATATCAATTACTGCTGATTGAGCCATTAATACAAACCCTGTATTAACACTTGCTCCTTCTCTTACAGTTCCAGCTTTTACTGGTCCCGAAAATGTAGTTGTACCCATGTCAACCTCCTTATAGTTGTCTTGTTAAGTCTTGAGTATATTGTAGTTTAAAACAAAAAAGGCGCTCTTACAAGCGCCTTTTTCACCTAAGAAAGATTAGTTAAATTTTAAGAACCTTGAGATGCATAAACACATCTAGGATCAGAGAAACCAAAGCTATATCTTTCACGAGCTTTGTATCTCATATTTCCAGTGTCAAAATCACCTTCCATAGCAGTTGTAATTGGTGTTCTTACAAAATGCTTGAAGCCGTTTGGACAATCGGTTTTAATAAAGAATGCATCAGTATCAGTTAAATAATGATTTACGCTGTATCCTTGAGGAATATATCCTGATTGATTGAATACGTTGATATCATTATCAGCTGTACCTACTCTACCACTTGAATTCATTAATCTATCAGCTACAAATTGTAAAGCTGAAGGAATAATCATTTTCATTGGTTTCAATGCAATTTTCAAACCTCTTTCATCAATAAAAGCGGCAACATCAATAACTGCTTGTTCAAGAGAAGTCTCGTTCAAGTCAGCATCTGTAGCACTTCTATTAGAGAAGTTTCCACCTGTTAAAGTTGGGTGAGCAGTAGAAGCTAAAGAAACTCCGTCTCCACCAAAATCAGCAGCGTTTGCAGAAAATGCATTGTTAAGAATATTAGCACCCTTAACTTGTTTAGTATTAGCCATCGAACGAGCTAGAGCTTTTGTATATCTAGCACTGACTCTGTCGTAAAGGTTATCCTCTACAGCTTCTTCAGTGATAGCAAAAGCAAGAGCAATAGTTTCGTTGGTGTATCTCGCAGTGAAAGATTCTTGTGCAGTATCATAATTGATTGCCGCACCTTCGTTTTTCACAGGAGCACCAGCGAACCCACCTAACATTACTTCTTCTTCAAAAGCTCTGTCTGAACTTTCTTGGTCGAAGATTTCTGCTGCTTCGTTCTCATAGCGTTTGTATTCTAAGCCAAAGAGAGCATTTAAACCCGGCTCTAATTCTTTGGCTAACTGGGATCTAGAAATAGCCATATATTATATCCCCGCTAAGTTAGTGTAAGCATGATCGTTAATTCTAACAACCAAGTCTACGTTTGTTAAACCAGCAGTATTGTTAGGAGCTTGAACTATTCCTATAACTCTTAACTGCTCATCAGCAGCTCCAAGTCCAGTAAAGTCAAGTTCCATTGAACTCATACCATTAGTTGTATTGCCATTTGCGTTACCTACCATAGGTGCATTGGCTCCTACCGATGTTTGATCGGCAGCACCGTCCGCTTGAACGATGAATAGTTGATCTGGATCATCATAAACTTTAATTTCCGCAGCTACTGTACCTTGTGTTACAGTTCCCGCTGGCCAATAGTTCTTCCAAATTGGTTTCCCTGTTGAATCGACGTAGTTTACACCACCACAAACTCCTACAATTTTTGCAGAGTTTGATTTAGCGTCTACGGCTATTTCAATAGTTCCATCAGCTTTTAGTTGAACGGCTGTACCATTAAAGATGTTTGAATTGTAACCAGAAGCAACTTTATAAGTAGAGAAACCAGCTGTTTCATACTTGTTACCAAGCATTTTAACAGGAACTAGTCCTCTAGGCGCATCTACATTTGCCATAATTTACTCCTTTTCTAGAGGCCCAGCAATTCCGACTAATTCAGAT